CGTTCTCTGGTGAACCGTATTTCATGTGTTACTCCTTACACGGACATTTACAACAGTCCGTATCGTCATGGTGGGTGAAGCCCACGCCTTTATTTATGTGGTCGTTATTCTGATTGGTCATGCGCACCACCTGGCTTCACCACTATCTCCGTATATCTGTTTCATTTCAGCCATATACTCAGGGTCAAGCTCTGCCAGCTTTGCTTCTAGCAGGTCATCAAATACGCCATGGTAGCCCTCTGAGTCACCTTCCTCATCTTTCAGTGCTTGTTTTTCGGCTTCCGATACTTTGCTCATCTTAGTTACTCCTTATAGTGTTAAACGGTACTTTGCTGTGGTGCCATGCTAGCCAATGTGGCATACACTTACCCTCTTTTACTGCGGTGTTGGGGCAGTTAGGGCATTTCATTTGGTCTCCTTTTTGGGTGGTGGCAAGTATATCTCACCATTTATCATTTGTATCTCCCGCTCGTCTGGTATCGACGCTTTGCGGGGCTCATAAGGCTCGCCGTCCTTGCGTATGCGTAGTTGTTTACGCATCTTGACCACTCCCCATCCGTTTTAGTTGTGCCTTAGTTAGCTTCTTGGCTGTCGGGTCAAATGTCCGTTGGCTTATGAGCTGGTAGCCCTTCCGCTGTGAGAATTTAGTGCCGCACTCGGGGCAGACTCGCTTGCCCTCGCCGTCAGTAAATGCGAACCACTGCTGGTCTATGTCGCAGTAGCCGACGAGCGCCTTGCGCTCTGCTGGTGTCGTATGGTCCATCTGGTCAGTGGTGAGTGCCATTATTTGTACTCCTCCTTCAATTTATATAGGTGGCAGTGCGGGATGTTCTTGATTGAGCTCATGCTCGGCAAATTATAAGTAAACACGTCATAGTCTCGGCGTATGAACCAGACAATTTTCAGTAGCTCTATCCACTCCATAAGACCAATGTGCCTAATGTCTTCTGCGGGACGCTTCAGCACAATTATATGGTTCACGTCGGTTAGCTTGTTATGCGGGAAACGGTTAGCGACTATGCGCCAATTCTTGAAGTCGTGTATTGGGTCTTCGTCATACAGTGTTTTTAGCGAGCCATCCTCCCGCGCTATTTTGTATTGGTCTTCTAGGTCTTGTGTCCGCATCGACATTATTGCCGCTCCTTTTTAATTATTTGTTCTTTATGCCCGCATCCGCTGCAATATATCCATCCGCTGTGGAATAAGACTGCGCTGGAACGGCTATCGGAGTGGTAGGGGCAGCGTATTTGCCAGCCACGCGGGTTCTTGCGGGCTCGCTCATCTAAATGGTAGGCGTAGGCTTCTACGTCTGACCTGTCTGGCACAAAATCACTCGGTACATACGGCATCCGTGGTTCTTGGCGGTGCTTACACAAACGGTAAGCCTCTCCTGCGAGCAGCCTAGCTATCGGCATGTCTCGAACGACTATATACTCAGGTCCGTCCTTAAAAACGCTTCCTGGAGCCGTTATGTTGCTCGAATCTCCCTTCAACTCGAAGTTTTTGCAGTGTCGAGCGTCATTTATGTTCTGAGCTGGTATATCCTTCTGCACCCAAAAGAAGATATGATAGCCCCCGCTCGGGGTTGCAACCGTCAAACTTGGGGGTAGCTCTAATGCCTTGAAGGTCTCAATCACTTGCTCCCAGTTGTCCTTGTTGTCGAGGTCTACGGCTATCAACTTCCAGCGCCCAGTCTTGTCGAGCTGACGCTTGCCTGTAAGTAGAGCATTAGCCGTTGCCTTGCTTTCGCTGAGTGGTCGGCAGTTCTCGTCAGCGCCCCATTTGTCGGTAGTGTAGCGGTCACGCTTGGTACCTTGCCACGCAAAACTGAGGAGGTTGTTTAGCTCATCCATGGTATTCGTTTATCCCTACAATCTCAAAACCACTCTCAAACATATCCTTCGGTGTTTTCGTAAAACCTCCTGCCCCGCACTCACATTGATAGACACTCATGGTAAACCAGTTGCCATTCACATCGCGATAGGTAAGGTTTGGAGTGGCGAGTAACCAATCATGTGAATGTTCCATATTACGCCCCCGTTTTGTTACTAATAGTTATCGTAAACTCTACGCCTAACTTCTGCATCTCTATTATCAACGCGCTGATACTTGCCTCTAACATCGTATATCTTTCTGCGACATAAGTTGTCGCCATTCATTCACGTTATCGGGGCTTACGAAAAATGCGTCATGCCCCATTTTAATAAGTTGCTGGTTCCAAAATATCTGTAGTGGTTGCTTCTTCGCGGTTCTGCTCTTCTTCCACTCGACATAGCAGGCATAGCCCGTTGGCGAGAGGCAGAGTGTGTCGGGGAACCCCATGGGAACCCCAGCTCCAGCGACTAATTGGATGAATTTCCATCCTCTTGCCTCGAAGTATTCTCGTTGGTTTGATTTGAATTTGCTTTCTAACATAGTTTTCCTTTTGAGCGTATGAGTTTCGCACATAATGGTGGGTCGCGTCACCTTGTCATCCTCGCTGTTACAGTGACTTTTGCCAGCCGAGAGTCCGTGTTGTTTTTATGTGCGAGCTACTACGCTCAATGATTACGCCTCAGTATGGACGACTTACATCAGATTCAGGTGCAAAGGCTACATAGAAGGTGGGTTCTAAGAAGAAATTTCCTGTATCTTACCGCAAGCCGCCCAGAGTGAGGCGCAATGCCTCACTTAATTAGAATGGTAAGTTTCCAAGTACGTCTTTATCGACTACTACGTCACCACCTGTAGCTTGTACTGCTGATTGTACGGCAGTTTCCTTTGGTCGGTAGCTTAATAGGTTGCTTTCGGTTGATGGACGCTCAACACCGTTCTTGTCTGTGTAGGTGCTGCCATCTTTGGCTTCACGGATTGACAGGAAAGCTTTGAATGGTAGCTTCGTGCCACGAACTTTGATTGTCTCGGCGACAGTCTCGAAGAGCTCTTTCGCGCTGACAATATTGCTCATGTGGTTACGGGCTGCATCCTTCTTATCGTCGGCTGCGTTGTGTACCATCAAACGGCTGATGTTCTCGATAGTGTAGGGCAGTGCATTTTCACTTAACCACAGTTTATGGCGCCCTTGACCGTCTTCGTTCTCGACATTGAACTGTAGACCGAGCGTACCAGTCTTAGCCTGTGTAAGCTCTACGCTCTTTACTACTACGTCATGCACACCAATTCCGAGATAGTTTTTGCTACCTGTGTCGCTCAAGATTTTCTCTTTCATGACTTCAGCGGTGCTCTTGTCTACTGTTACGTTGTCTTTTTCTAGCTGACTAAATAGGTCTGCTTGTGATACTTCTTGCTCTGCCATTATTTTTTCTCCTTAGTTACTGGTTTATAAAACTCTACAATCAACTTATCAAGCTCCTTCAAGTCGTTTGGGATAGTCGGCGTATCAATCATCCCGAGCGGTACTTTAACTCCCGAGCCATCTGTCTTGGTCCTGAACACGAAATCACCATCTACAACCGCAGTTTCTAGCACGATGTTGGCACGCCCTACGATAGGAAACTTCTTAGACATTTTCCCCGCTGAAATCATGAAGTCGAGTTGGTTGGTGTCACCTTTGTCCTCTGGGTGAGCCATAACGTAGAATCGTTGGTTGCTATCTTTTTTAGCAATTTCATCGAAGACGTTGCTAAGGTTGACCGCGAACTCAGTAAATTTAGCGTAACCCGTCTCTTTGGCTTTCTCAATTTCTGCCGCAAACATCAAATAGTTTAGGTCGTCTAGTACCATAACTTCTGCTTTGGAGTCTCGCACAATTGCCTGGACCTCTGCATAAGAGTTCGCTCTCATCTGCGGTATCTCATTCTTGAATGGTAATGGTTTACCCGTAGTGCTAACATAGCCTACGCTATCTTTTTCTGTAAATTTTCTGAGTGAACTGGACTTACCAGTGCCACTGCTCCCTAGTATTAAAATCATTTCCGACATGTTATGTCTCCTTCTTTTAGTAGCTTTGCTTTGCTGTACCTCTATAGTATCACAGCTAAATAAACAATGCAATAGTTATTTTTTACCTAATCATACTAGCGACCGTGGCTGATGTAAGCCATAGTGCAATCGCTACCATGAATGTTATTGCGCTGGTCTTGCTGCGGTCTACTAGTAACGCTATAAGTGATACCAGCATCGCCAACATTAAAATACCTGTTAAAAGTGCCATGTTATTCTCCTTAAAATGGTAAATCTTCTATTATTAAATCTTCTTCTTGTAGCTTGTTGTAGCCCATATAGTCCTGCAACATGCTTTGGTCAAATCGCTTGGCTCCGACATCCTTCAACACTGGCAACTCCAGTGGCTCGTGCAATCGTTCGTAAATTCTTTTGATGAGCTTATTGTTGCGATGCACTCGCAGAATGAAGTAAGCTCTGGTCTTCAGATTCACTACGATGTAGTCAACCCAATCCAAACCGCTTGCCATGAGCTGCGACTGCGTTTGTAGTTCGTGTCCTATCGGTATGCCCTCTTCCATGAGTGCCATGAAAGTTGCATCACCGACAATCTTGCACTCCAGTAAACCCTTCGTGCCTTTTTCGAGCACGTTAGCATCTGGCG